TGGTTGACCCCGGAAAGCTTTTCGACCTGCGGGCCCGAGGATGCTTATCGCTATTGGGCGTTGCGGGCACACCCGGATATCATTCAATGTGTGGTCTATTCGGCGCCCGCGATTGCCGGCGAGGCGCATCTTTATCCGCTCATGCGCGGCGGCCAAATCCCGCCACCGGAAGTTTTGGCCGATGTGCTTGCCGCTTGCAACCCGCGCGACAAGCGGCCGGTGGCCGATTACGTGAGCGTGTTCACGCCTCAAGAGGTTCTTTATCCGATCGGGTTGGATTGGTGGGCCTTGCGGGAAAACGAAATCGTGATCGCCGAAATTCAGCAAAAGGTTGACCAGGCGATTGACGATTGGATTCTTTGGGAACGCGGCGCGATCGGCGCCGACATTATTCCCGATGAATTGGTGCGGCGCGTGATCCAGGCCGGTGCGAAACGAGTTGCCGGGACCGGTTCGGCGCCCGGGGCTTTCGTGCCGGTGATCCCGGCTTATCAAGACCTTGCCTACAATCAGTTGGCCGTAAATGATCCGGACCAAAAAGTCGTGACGTTCCGCGGATTTGAGGATCCCTAAAAAAATGAGCGTGCCAATCAGAGAAAGCCGGTTAATTGATGCGTGCCCGCCATCGATCGCGGATGACGTTAATGTCCAGGCGGTTTGCGAAGCGCTCGACCGGCAATTTCGAGAACTAATCGATGACATTTCCCAAACGATAATTTTGCCGGCGATCGATCAAATCACCGATCACAAGCTTTTGGATTTGTTGGCCTGGCAATTCCATGTCGATTTCTATGACGCGGCCGCACCCGTAGCACTAAAGCAACTGGTGATTAAAGCGAGCCTAGATTGGCACACCCGCAAAGGCACGGTGCAATTGATTCAAGATGTTTGCGATCAGTTTTTCCCGCCCAGCTCGGCCGTTGTGCAGGAATGGTTTGAATATAAAACCAACCCGGTTCCGCCAAACTATCCAATCGACGATCCTGGCGGCGCCGGCACTTGGCACGATCGCTATCGGTTCCGGATTATTATTGACCAAGACGTAGTTAATCCCGAGGCCGAGCAACGGGTTGCGCAAATTGTCCAAGCTTACAAACCGCTAACGCGATGGTCCGAGGGAATCATCCGAGCGCGCCGAAGTGATCTAGAAATTTGGTGGGGCGCGGCAAGTTTAACCTGGAAATATGTCACGAGCGAGGCGCCGCCGCCGCCTTGGAATTTATGAGCATTAACCGCCAAGAATTTACGAACGCCGGCCGCGACATGTTAGGCCGAGCCAATGCCGGCGAGAACCTGACGATTACCGGCGTGGTCATCGGGAGTGGTCGGGCGAACGCGCCGGCCGACCTTTGGCCGAGGACCGAGCTCTTTAGTCCCGAAATGAATATCGGGATCATTCAGCAAGTCGACCAGGGTGACGGAATTTTGTTAGTTGATGCGGCCTTTAATTCGAGCCAGGCGCCGAACGCTTTCGAGCTGTGCGAGCTCGGGGTTATGGCTCATATCGGGGCCGAGCCCGACCGGCTCTATTCGGTGGCCAACGTCTTGGCGACGGGTGCGGATAATGTCGACCCGGCGGTGGAATCCATTCACGCTTTCAAGGTCAAAGTGGTGATCGATCGGGCGCCCAATGTCACGGTGGTTATTGGCACAAGTGGCGATATCCTGGTTGAGAATATCGGTGCTGAAACCGTGGGGCCTGGCTGGTTTAGAGAAAAGATTGGGAACACCCTCAGGTTCAAACGAGCTGTAGCCGGTTTCGGGATTGAACTAACGGAGAACCCGCTTGATCCATTTTCGGTTGAAATCGCCCAAAGAGTTTTGGCAATTGATCTCGATTTATATGTGGCGCTCGGCAATCTCGATGTATTCCCTAACTTTTCCAGTATTCCAAATGCCCTCGATTATTTAACACCAATCAGTATTCCACCGGAACGAACTGCCACTATTCATGTTGATTCCGGCGTTTATCTTTCTGCTAGTCCCATCACAATTACTCATCCGAACAGTGATCGAATCCAAATCATCGGGACACTTGGCACAACGCGCGCGGTCGCTTCGGTTACTAACCCTAGCGGCGGCGTCATTAGATTAACTGGTGCCGCGGGCGCTTTCGATGGATTAGCGGTTGGCGATTTTATCGGGGTACAACTTAGCCTTGTCACCGCCAATGCGCAAGGTGCCACGGCTAGCGGTGTTTGGCAGATTACTGCTCGGCCAAGTAATACCGAACTTGAATATGCAACCGGTCGCGCCGGTTGGTTGGCTTTCACCGGAGTAACCGGAAATGTTTTCCCGCTCACAAGCGTTTTAACATTCGGCCCAGGGATTCGCGGCATTTCAATTCGCGGCAATGGTCTATTGTTACTAGCCAATTTTGCGGTGGTCGGGACCGCAAGCGGCACAACCATCATTAACGGAATAAATAATAGCGTCGGCGTCGCTCAATTTCGTCAAGTCGGCGTTTCTGCATGGACCGATCCGAGCAATGTTAGTCAAGGATTCATCAATAGCGGCTCTGGTTATTTGCGGCTAGATAATTGTTACAGTAGTCGGAATTCGGATGGCGCGTATTTTTTGGCTGATGGCGAGATAGTCAATTCATTTATTAATATCAATTTGCGGCGCGGTTTGTGGCTTCTCGGTTCTGCTTTGGTCATTAGTTCAACCCGAACTTGTGGAAACGCTGGCGCTGGTCTTTTCCTTACCTCGGGCGCTTCCTTGACTTTTTCCGGAACCGAAAGTTTCTACAATGCCCAAGGTGGCATTTCTCAAAATGCTTCCCATGCGAGTTTCTATGGTGACCAATCATTCATTAGCGTAAATACACCGGTTCAAGATGTTTTTTTAAACATCCTTTCGTCATTACAAAATTCCGGAGCGCCACCGTTGTCTTATGTAACTACTAATACGCCAGCCAATGCGGCGGCAGTTAGCGCAGATGGTTGTCTCTTCCGGCCGGGCGGTGCACTTGAAGAAGAAGAAGGAGCCGAAACTTTACCGGAAATCTGATCATGCAAGCTAATCGCCAAAATACCCGCCAACTGGCCGCCGGCGCTTCCGAAATAATGGAATGGTTTACGCAAGGGGCCGAGTGGTCGATTCTCAATTACGGCCCGGGCACCCTCTGGTTTAGCTACACGCCCGGGGTTGATGCGGCACCCGGTGAGGTGCAAGCAACCAAGCTCGAGGCCGGCTATTCATTCACCGATAGCGCGAGCGCGCCGCGGGCTTTGCAACTCTCTTTAATGGCCGAGGGCACCGGCTTGACCTATTGCTTGAACACCAATCAACGTTACGGTGCCGGCACATTGCCGCCAGGCGGTGGGATTGGTGAGGCGCCTGAAGATGGCGAGCTCTACGGCCGACGTAGTGCGGCCTGGGATCGCGTTCCGCCTGGTATTCCCGAGGCGCCGGGAACGGGGCCGAGCGCTACACTAACGCACGGCCGGCGCGGCGGTGATGAGGCTTGGGTGGCGGTTGTCAATAAGTCCGGGGATAGCATGACCGGCAACCTGGTAATGGATAGTGCTCATGTACTGCTTGATAACGGGCGGGTTGAGGTGGTTCGGCCGGCCGGCCCGGCGAACTTCTATAATCAGCAACATCTTCTTTTGATACATGCTGCCAAGGGTATGAATCAAAGTCCGACCCCGGGCACCGTCGCAATTGTGTTCATGAACAATAACGAGGTGCAAAACGGTGGATTTCATATCGGCAAAATTGCTTTAAACGATTTCGCGGACGAATTAATGTTCCAAGCCGGCACGAGCGAAACCCCAATCGATATCCGGGCGCGTAACCTTACTTTGGATGCTGGCGGACCAAGTTCCCCTCTTCACGCGACCACTAAATTTTACGTTGACGCCTTAGCGGCCGCCGGGCCGATTCAAACAATTCCAGTGACCGGCGCCGGCTGGTCGGCGGCGCAAACCTTGAACTATCGGCTTTTACACGGTGGCGCCGTCCTACAAATTACCGGATTCCTTAACCGAATGACTGCCATTCCCCCGGGCGTTGCGGGACAAGTTAACTTGTGCCAATTCCCGCCTGGGTTTCGGCCCGTCATCGGGAATCAAATCCAAATTTGTGCGGCTGTTGCCGGCGTTGGTGTGGATTCGGCGCCTGAGCAAGTTATCGAGTACGGTTTTTTGTCACTTGATGTAACCGGCAGTTTGAGTTTTTACGGGCACGCACCGCTTGACTCGGCGGCAACACCGCCGCTCCAAGGAACGATGGGAGTTTATATTTCAAATATTTTTGGTTTAACAATGGGCGGCACCGGCTTGGAACGGTTGCTATAAATTCGATGCAAGCGCACCGGCAAAACACGCGGCAACTGGCCGCCTTAGAAAGTGAAACCCTCGAGTGGTTTACGCGCGGTGCTCAATGGTCAATTGTCAATTACGGGCCGAGCACCCTATGGTTTAACTATTCGGGCGGGCACGCCTCGCCTGGCGCCCATGATTCGACCAAGCTCGAACGCGGCTTTTCCTTTACCGATAGCGAGAGCGCGCCGCGTTCTATGGAAATTTCGCTCGTGGCCGAGGGGCC